GACGCGCTAAAACCGCCATCTATGTATAAAGTGATATTAGTCAATGATGATTACACTCCGATGGAGTTTGTTATTGACGTGTTACAAAAATTCTTTTCTTATGATGTAGAACGTGCAACGCAACTGATGCTTGCAGTTCACTATCAAGGCAAAGCTATCTGCGGTGTGTTCACTGCCGAAGTGGCTGAAACCAAAGTAGCGATGGTGAACAAATATGCGAGGGAGAACGAGCATCCGTTGCTGTGTACGCTGGAAAAAGCCTGAATGCAGGCATAAACATTGGGGGAGGTGCCTATGCTCAATCAAGAACTGGAACTCAGTTTAAACATGGCTTTCGCCAGAGCGCGCGAGCACCGACATGAGTTTATGACCGTCGAGCACTTGTTACTGGCGTTGCTCAGTAACCCATCGGCCCGCGAAGCGCTGGAAGCGTGTTCTGTGGATCTCGTGGCGCTCCGTCAGGAACTCGAAGCCTTCATTGAACAGACCACACCTGTATTGCCTGCCAGTGAGGAAGAGCGCGACACGCAGCCAACGTTGAGTTTTCAGCGTGTACTGCAACGCGCGGTCTTTCATGTTCAGTCCTCCGGGCGCAATGAAGTTACCGGCGCAAATGTGCTGGTCGCTATCTTCAGCGAGCAGGAATCTCAGGCGGCTTATCTGCTGCGTAAGCATGAAGTAAGTCGTCTTGATGTGGTGAATTTTATTTCTCATGGCACGCGCAAAGACGAACCCAGCCAGTCTTCTGACTCTGGGAATCAGCCAAATAACGAAGAGCAAGCTGGCGGGGAGGACCGTATGGAAAACTTCACGACTAACCTTAACCAGCTTGCCCGAGTGGGCGGAATTGATCCGCTCATTGGCCGGGACAAAGAGCTGGAGCGCGCCATTCAGGTACTGTGCCGTCGCAGAAAAAACAACCCGCTGCTGGTGGGAGAGTCTGGTGTCGGTAAAACCGCCATTGCCGAAGGTCTCGCCTGGCGTATCGTCCAGGGTGATGTGCCTGAAATTATGGCTGATTGTACTCTTTACTCCCTGGATATCGGCTCGCTGCTGGCAGGCACCAAATATCGCGGTGATTTTGAAAAACGCTTTAAGGCGCTGTTGAAACAGCTGGAACAGGATACTAACAGCATTCTGTTTATCGATGAGATCCACACCATTATCGGTGCGGGTGCGGCATCGGGCGGCCAGGTGGATGCGGCTAACCTGATCAAGCCGTTGCTCTCCAGCGGGAAGATTCGTGTGATAGGGTCCACAACCTATCAGGAATTCAGCAATATCTTTGAAAAGGATCGTGCCTTAGCGCGCCGTTTCCAGAAAATCGATGTCACTGAGCCATCGGTAGAAGAGACCGTGCAGATCATCAACGGTCTGAAGCCGAAATACGAAGCGCACCATGACGTCCGCTATACCGCCAAAGCGGTGCGTGCAGCGGTCGAACTGGCGGTGAAATACATTAACGATCGTCATCTGCCGGATAAAGCGATTGACGTGATTGATGAGGCTGGCGCGCGTGCGCGTCTGATGCCGGTCAGCAAGCGCAAGAAAACCGTCAACGTGGCGGATATCGAGTCCGTTGTGGCCCGCATTGCGCGGATCCCGGAGAAGAGCGTTTCGCAGAGCGATCGCGACACGCTGAAAAACCTGGGCAACCGTCTGAAAATGCTGGTATTCGGACAAGATAAAGCCATTGAGGCGCTGACTGAAGCGATCAAAATGAGCCGTGCCGGTCTGGGACACGAGCATAAACCGGTCGGTTCGTTCCTCTTTGCCGGACCAACTGGCGTCGGTAAGACCGAAGTCACGGTGCAGTTGTCCAAAGCACTCGGCATTGAACTGCTGCGTTTTGATATGTCCGAATATATGGAACGCCACACCGTCAGCCGCCTGATTGGTGCGCCTCCGGGGTATGTCGGTTTCGACCAGGGCGGTTTGCTGACCGATGCTGTTATTAAGCATCCGCATGCGGTACTGCTGCTGGATGAAATCGAAAAAGCACACCCGGATGTCTTTAACCTGCTGTTGCAGGTGATGGATAACGGCACGTTGACCGACAATAACGGGCGTAAAGCGGATTTCCGCAATGTGGTGCTGGTCATGACCACCAACGCCGGTGTGCGTGAAACTGAGCGTAAATCGATTGGGTTGATTCATCAGGACAATAGTACTGATGCAATGGGCGAAATCAAAAAAGTGTTTACGCCGGAATTCCGTAACCGCCTCGACAACATTATCTGGTTTGATCATCTCTCTACCGAGGTGATTCATCAGGTTGTTGATAAGTTTATCGTCGAGCTTCAGGTTCAGCTGGATCAGAAAGGTGTCTCTCTGGAAGTGAGCCAGGAAGCACGTGACTGGCTGGCAGAGAAAGGCTACGACCGCGCAATGGGCGCACGTCCAATGACGCGTGTTGTCCAGGATAACCTGAAAAAACCATTGGCTAACGAACTGCTGTTCGGTTCACTGGTGGATGGTGGCCAGGTGACCGTTGCGCTGGATAAAGAGAAAAATGAGCTGACCTATGGCTTCCAGAGTGCGCAAAAGCACAAGCCAGAAGCTGCACATTAATCTTTAATCACCTAATCAGCCGGGCGTAATGCCCGGTTTTTTTTCGCCTGATAAAAGTGATTTGAATTGGGATATTCAGGGAGTTTAAACGGCAGGCAAAAAATAAGCCTGCGTAAGGGCGTTTATGCACCCTTACGATTGGGGCTTTCAACGGTTCAATGCGGGTTTGCGCGGCACCAAAGACCATTGAAAGCCATATTTAGTTACTCGTCTGTGGACACTGTGTGGACATTCTGAACCTCAATTCCCCCACGTAACGGATTGAGGGCGATCGCGTCCTGCAAGTATTCCGGAGCAAAGTGTGCATAGACCATAGTTTGTTCAATTCGCGAATGCCCCAGGATTCGTTGCAGGGTGATGATACTTCCCCCGTTAATCATGAAATGGGTGGCAAAACTGTGACGCAATGCGTGCGTTGCCTGTCCCGCTGGCAAATCAGGTTTGAGTTCCTTCATTAGCCGTCTGAATGCTGGATAGTTTGCATCAGGGAAAAGAAAACCTCGTTTGTTTCCGGCGATCATATTTGCCACCTCGTCAGAAATTGGCACAGTGCGCGGTTTGTTCGTCTTTGTTTTAACGAACGTACAGCGGTTATGGATCACGTTCTCCGCTTTCAGCCGTGCGGCTTCACCCCATCTTGCGCCGGTACTTAGACAAAGAATCGCAATCTTCTTGTTGTCTCCTTCCAGTTGCGAAAGCAACAAGGCAATTTCATCCTGCGTCAGATAGCCGGTTTCCGGTTTCTGCTCTTTCAGTCTTTTCGTACCGCGTATCGGATGCTCACCGAAGAACAATTCAGCCTCAATTAATGCGGTGAACATGCCACTTATGCAGGTTAAATCCCGGTTAATGCTTGATGGCTTTATCCCCTGGCTTCTGCGGGTGGCGCTGTACTGGCTGATAAGTGCTTTCGTTATCTGGAACGCACAAGGATCGGCAGTTATCCGGGTAAATATTTCAATTTTCCCAAGATTAGATTTTCCGTGTTCCTCGTGCTTTCCTTTCAGCTCCCACCATATAGCCGTTAGCTCTGACAGACGCCGCTTGTCTGTCGGCTTCGAAAGCCATTCTTTGTTGTGGTGGTTGTACTGCGTGTGTTTTTCGAAAGCGATAGCCTCGCTTTTCTTGTCGAACTTCCTGCGGATGCGCTTTCCGTTGCGTCCGGCAGGTCTGATATCCACTTCATAACGACCATCATCGAGTTTCTTAACTGTCATAAGAAAGCCCTCCGATGGGTTCGTTCTCTTCTCGTTCCTAACTCTTTGTAATGTCTGGTGCAAAATTTAGCTGCCAGTAGCATGCACTTGTGATGCATGTATTCACGGTAAATCGTTAGCCAGTCTTTTGGTCTGAGGGCTGCGAGGTTGTTGCATCTTGCCCAAAGTGTGCGAGAGCCGGTGCGATTTGACCGGATTCTGGGGAGATTTGGTCAGTCATAAACCATAGGGTGTATTTAGTGAACTGAGGTGTTTGGAGGATTTTCATCATAACGTCAGTCGGAGGGGTAGAACGACCGCTTTCGTAATAACTAAGAGTCCCATAAGGAATGCCCGATATATCAGCAAGTTGCTGTCGACTTAGGTATTCAGACTTTCTAATTAGTACTATTTTTTCGCCTATCGTGTTTGACATAGTGTTTAGATCTCAATAGTATTTAGTTTAGATGTAGAGTGTTCGGTGTTTAAAACTGAACATCAGAGGACACTATAAGCCATTAGAGGCAATTTCAGAACCGCGAGAGGGCTTGAAATGACTAAGCAAATTGTTCTAACCAGCGATGCCGTTCCCTATCAGGAATTCGCTCGGCTCATTGGAAAGTCGGAGCGAGCTGTAAAGGGGATGATTGAAAAAGGGAAATTACCTATTGTTGAAATGACAGACCCGCAATCCACCTCTGGTCGAGCTGGAGAATATTGGATTTATCTTCCTGCTTGGAACAACGGAATGAAATTAGCGTATGAGAGCCGCCCGAAGGAAATTAGGGATGGGTGGTTAATGTGGTTGGGTTTGGGAGAACCACGATGAAAACTAAATACGCGACTCTCATACGTAGCCTGTTGCAAAATTATCACACTCAGGCTAAAGCCATTGATAAAGAAACATTCTCAGTTCATAGCGATGGTTTGCAGTTAATGGAATTGAATATCCAACTTGCAAAATGCCTTGAGGGAATAACTTCTACTGCTCGTTTTAATAATGACAGTGAAGACTTTGAGGAGCTTCATAAAATCACGCTTATGGTGTTCGGTGGAAACATTCCAACTGAAAATAATATTTCAGGTCTTATGTCTCTGGCGACTACCGCATTAAAAAGTAATAACTCCCATCTTAAACCTGTTGCAGCTTCCCAACGTTAAGGAAACGAAATGAAACATTTAATGATTGAAATTGAGGCAATGGATGATAAACCAACGGCAGCAGTTACAGCTATCGCAGCGGTATTTTTTAATCCTGAAACTGGTGAGGTGGGTAAAACATTTTATCGCCGTATCAGTCTTTATGATGCGATGAGTAATGGCGGAACTGTTAGTGCGGAAGCCATCGAGTGGTGGTTACGTCAGCCTTCTGAGGTTCGTTGCCAGTTACTTGATGATGATTGTCAGGATATTGAGTTGGCTGTTTGTGACTTCTATGACTTCGTAAATAAGAATATGACTCCACTCGCGACTAAGTTATGGTGCGGTTGCCCGTCACTTCATGGCAATATTATTCGTCATGCTTTAAATAAATATGCTGGCATGGGTTTTGAATATGGTAATGAGCAGTCGGTTGTGACAATGGTTGAACTGGCTAAATCTCTTGGTCTGAATATGGATGCTATTATTCCGTATACATTCACACGGAATGCATATAATCACGCCATCCATAATATTAAAATTGTTTCATATATCTGGATGTATCTCGATAAAATAGCCAATGTGAGATAACTATGTTGACAGTGACCTCTCATGCAAGTGAAAGTGTCATTAATAAAGCTTTCATTCTGCTAAATGAATATTACAGTGGCAAAAAGAATTATCAGATTGTTAAACCTCATCACTATCTTAAAGTGAATGTGTCATTACGATGGCGATTACTCAGTAAAGATGGTGGTAAGCGCTGGGTGTTAATGACGCATGAGCGTTATAACAAGCAGTTCAGAATTTAATCTTTTGTCTTTAAGGCTATTTTATTACCGGGATTTCTATGAACGTCACTATTCAACAGGAAGTTGTCAGACGGTTAATTAATGACTTCTCCTTTAAAGAGCGTGAACAGTACTTGCAGCAGGGCGTTTGCCCTGCCTGTCACAAAAAAGAGCTTTTTACCAGTATCGAAAAACCCTGGATGCTGAAATGTGGTCGTGAAAATAAATGTGGTAAAGAGATACTGGTCAAGGAATTGTACCGGGATATATTTGAGGACTGGTCAAAGCGTTACCAGCCCACACCAGAAACCCCCAATGCAACCGCTGAAGCCTATCTGCGTGAAGCGCGTGGGCTGGATACCAGCAAACTGGCGGGCTGTTATACCCAGGGTACATTCATCAGAAATGGTCTCGGCAGCGCCACGGTAAAGTTTAAGCTGGCGAACGGCAGCGGCTGGGAACGTATTATTGACCAGCCAGACCGCTTTAACCAGAAAGCCAACTTCATAGGTAACTATGCGGGGTACTGGTGGGAATATCCCGGCCTGGATTTGACTGAGCAGAAAGAAATATGGATCACCGAAGGCATTTTTAACGCCATCGCACTCAATGAGGTCGGCAGAGCCGCTGTGGCGACTCTCAGCAGCGTTAACTATCCAAAGGCGCTTCTCGATATGCTGGCTGAAATTCTTGGTGATAAGCCACGCCCACGCCTGATATGGGCATTTGATGATGATAAGGCCGGTCGCAGCCATATCATTAAATTTGCACGTCTTGCCCGTGATGCCGGCTGGGAAGTCTCAGCAGCTTTGCCGTCTGAGTTTGGTTCCCCTCTGGACTGGAATGACCTGCTTTTACGTGATCGCCTTTCCAACAAAAATCTGTCGAAGTACCGCTACTACGGCAGGTTGTTACTGGCAGAAAGCCCGTCAGCTAAAGCGATGGAGATGTACCACGAAAACAGCTGGCACAGCTTTCATTTTATTTTTGGTTCACGTACCTACTGGTTTGAGCTGGATTTTGAAAAGTACAGCAAGGCATTGAGACGTTTGCAGGAAACTGAAGGTGAATTTGATGAGGTTAAGCTACAGGAACGTGCGTTACGTGAATCCAACGGACTGGAAGAAATAGCGAACTGCGTTATGCAGCCACTCTATTACCAGACATCCAAACCGACTGATGAAGCCTGGTATTACATCCGGGTTATGTTGCCGGACGGAACGTCGGTCAAAAGTACCTTTACGGCCAGCCAGTTGACCAGTGCAGCAGAGTTTAAGAAACGTCTTCTGCACATGGCAAAGGGGGCGCTATTTACCGGAACGACCAAACAACTCGATCGCATAATTCGTTCGCTTCTGGCTATTAAGGAAGTCAAAACGATGGATTTTATTGGCTATAACAAGGCGCATGATTCCTGGGTGTTTAATAATCTTGCCGTCAGTAATGGCCAGTTGTACGTCATTAACGATGAAGATTATTTTGATATCGGTAAATTGCCACTGAAAAGCCTGAGCCTGAGTCCATCGCTGGTTCTCAATGACAACTTGCAGGAGTTTGAAACAGCATGGCTTGACGATTTATGGACTGCTTTTGGTGAGAAGGGATATATCGCGCTGGCCTTCTGGTTCGGTTCCTTTTTTGCAGAGCAAATCCGAATGCGCAATAAGAGTTTCCCTTTTCTGGAAATCAACGGTGAACCGGGAACCGGGAAATCCACGCTTATTGAGTTCCTGTGGAAGCTATGTGGCCGTGAAGAATATGAAGGTTTTGATCCATCCAAATCATCGGCTGCGGCGCGTGGCCGTAACTTTGTACAGGTGGCAAACCTGCCTATCGTTTTGATTGAAGGTGATCGTGATGAGTCAGGTCGGCCGGCGAGAAACCGGGCTTTTGATTTTGATGAACTGAAATCGCTTTATAATGGCCGTGCGCCACGCGCTCTGGGGGTAAAGACCAATAACAATGAAACCTATGAGCCACCCTTCAGAGGGAGCGTAGTGATAGCCCAGAACGCTGAGGTGAAGGCATCTGAGCCGATTCAGACACGTATCATCCATGTTTATACTGACAAATCCGGTCAAAGCCCGGAAACGCTGCGCGCGGCCGAACGCCTTGAAAAGATGCCGATGGAGAAAGTTTCCGGATTTATGCTGAAAGCGGTTCTGGCCGAAAAGCAAATCCTTGAGGGATATGATCGGGAATTTGAAGCGGCGAAGGAAGAATTTCGGCAGTATGAGGAAATCAGGATCCAGCGCATTATCAAATGCCATTCCCAGATACTGGCATTTCTTGCTGTGTTGCCTCTGGTTGTCCCTGTTTCTGCGTCACGTCTGGCCTTGACACGGGACTATATGTTTCGCATCGCGTCAGACCGTCAGAAATCCATACAGCGTGATAAACCACTGGTGCATGAATTTTGGGAAATGGTGGAATACCTGGATGAACGTGAAGAATACGGTGTTAACCACTCTGAAAATGAGAATTTCTGGGCAATTAACTTTAATCATATTGAAGAAGTTGCATCAGTTTATAAACAGAGTTTCAGGGTTCCTCTCAACGAAATTAAAGAACAATTGAAGGAAGGGAAAGTTTATAAATTCATCGGTCCTAAATCTGTCAGGAGCCTTGTCAGTAAAAAATTTAATGCTGGTAAAACCTACGGTAAAAGAATGTCCGACATTTATAAGTGTTGGGTTTTTGCAAAGCCGGATATAAGTAATCGTAGAGTGCAGACTGATGATGAGGAAGATGAGTAAATCCTCTTACGTCATCAAAAAGTGTTTTCACTTCCTATTTCAGTTAAAAATAAGGGTAACAAAATGGCAGCTATTAAAACATATGAAATTGAGTATGACTTGAAAGCCAGTGTCACTATTGAGATTAACCACGATATCATTAGCGAGGCTGGGTTACATGAGCTGAATAATTTCTGGACAAATGCAAACTGGCGCGTTAAGCGGGATGGTGGGGTGCTTAACGCAGTATTGAAGATGCTGGCGCGTGAAATTATGTATATCCAGTTCACGGCCGGTTATACCATTGATGGATTGATTAAACAATTTGACTGGGATTCTGGTAATGGGCAGGAGGGATGGCCTCCTATGGATGGTAGCCACGGAATTAAAATAGTTGATACTGAAGATTTAGAACTTGATACGGATGATATGACAATCAAACAAATTGATTAAGGATAAATGCCGCGACGTTTCCTTGTCGCTAAGAAATTAGCGGGGAGAAAAACCCCGCTTTATTATTCAGGCCGCAAGGCCGGCTTTTAACAAATCCAGCGTCATTTGCTTTTGTTCTGGCGAGAAAGAGTTGAGGATAGTCTGTACCATCAAATCCCCGGTTTTGGCGCTGGGGCTTAACGTGTGTGAAAACGTCAGGTTAAGCACGAATGTATGACCACACTCAACGTCTGAACAGGCGCAATAAATATCTGAAATATGGCGGTGTTTGGGGTTTGTCTTCCTGATAACTGCTTTTGCCCCACATTCCGGACATTTTACCTTCAGTACCCGCATGTTTCGCGCTCCTTGTCCTTTAATCCGAAAACGTCGATATTTTAGCCTTTTTGTGGACATTAATCACCTTCCAGTTCACTGTCTTTCAGGAAGTTAAGGTACAGGTGGGGTGGCACATCACTTTCCTGTTCCACTGCGGCGGTGAACATGCGCTGAATAGGTAAAATCTCCGCTTTGCGGTATGTTTTGGCCGCTTTCTCTATATCCCCCATTACTGCCCCGTTCGTGGGGATAATTCCGGCCAGACCTGCCGGGAAACGGTGCGCGGTCAGTACATCCTGAGCGCTGATGCTCTTGACGTTCTGAAACTCATCTTTGGCGCTGATATCCCCAATCGGGATAAATTTGATGGCATCCGGATCACCTTTGGGGATATTCACAAACATGGTGCTGAAATTCCCGATCCCTTTTGACTGCTCCAGCTTCTGAATAATTTCTTCTTCCACTTCATCGGTCATATTCGGGTCATTGGAATAAAGCACACCGCCCGTGTGAGCACCGTTGTGATAGTAACGCCGGCGAAAAATCGTGGCTTCACCGTTGAGCAGGGCGGAGTGGATGCCGCTGATGTAATCCGGAAGACCATAAATCGCCTGTTGCGGGTCGTACTGCCTGAGAAAAATAATATCTTCAGGTGGATAAATCATCGGTTCACCCTGCTGAAGTACAACAAATTCCCCGGTCTTACGCTGGCGGGTATAGAGTGCCGGCAGCGGGTACAGTGCGACCACATCCCCCCAGCCGTTACGTACCTTGAGAATGGCCACATCACCGAACGTCAGCCAGTCAAATACGCCCGCGCCAAGCTGTTCATGGGTCAGGCCACCGCCATCGTAATTTGCTGTCACCATATTGCGACGGGCATACAGCACGCCGCCGTGCTGTGCGTTCAGGTTCACCAGTTGCGCCAGTGCCAGCCTGTCAATCGGGAGCGTCCAGTGTTCCGCCTCATTGTCATACCAGACGTCTGTATAGTTCGTGCCGGTCGTCAGAATGGGTTCTGGCTTGCCCAGCGTGATAAGGCTCATATGGCGCTGTTTGGTAACGGTGCGGCGTTCCCTGTATTTCCGTTTTTTCATGCTGCTTTCCCTAAGTTACCCCAGCGTGATTTGCGCTGGTTTTCAAAGTTTAATGGTTCGTTGTCAATGGCATGGGCGATAGCCCAGAAACTGTCAGCGTGGCCGGTTTCAGCTGTGCGGTCGGCAACAAACGTCATGGCGTTACCGCTGGCCGTGGACGTTCTGCGGATGGTCATAAAGCTGGCGGCGATTTCGGTTTTCTCCTTGTCCCACTCCACGCGGTTGTCTTCGATAACGTCGATCATCTTCATCACCAGGCGGTTTTTCGTTTCCACGCCATAGCGGATAGCCACCGCCTGCCGCATGGCAAAGTGCTGCACATCTTCAAAGACACCACTCCCCAGCCCGGTGATATCAATCCCGATGTAAGTCATGTTGTACTGGCCAAACAGTTTTTTGATTTGTGCCGCCTGCCATTTCCAGTTCATTCCCTGCCAGTGAAATACGCGTAGTACGCGAAATTTTTCAACGGCCACTATCGGCGGGGCGACAATGACAAAAGTTGAGGTGTCGCCGCTGCGAGCCGGGTCATAGCCTGCCCATACTTCACGATTGCCGAATGGCCGGGGCAGGTCTTCGTCATGATCCTCCCAGATATCCGGATCAATACAGCAGCGTTCCACATGGGAGAACGAAAAAACGCTGTCTTTGCTGTCCACGAAAACGCACATGTACAGCATGTTGAAGGTGTCGCGGTTGTAGCGATTACGCAGTTTTTCGATGCTGGCCAGATTGAACCCGCCCGCAATCGCGTCTTCCAGCGTGATGATGTAGCGCCACTGGCCATCAGGGCATAACCGTCCACCGTCACGCAGCTCCTTCTCTGTTGGAAACGCCACGCGTGCGCGTTTTTTGTCGCCGCGCTTCCATTCCTCACCTGTCCAGAACGGGTAAGCCTGGTGTGTTTTGCTACTGGGGGTGGAAAAGTAGGTGGTGCGCCATTTGTCGTGTGTGGCCATTGCGCTGGCCACTTCGTTTAATTTTGCAAAGTTGGGTACCCAGAAATATTCATCGCAATACAGATGACCACTGTATGACTGGGCGGTGTTCTTATTGGTGGACAGGAAGCGCAATTCCGCGCCGTTGGACAGGCGGATGGGGTTGCCTGTCAGCTCCACGCCGAAATACTGCTCTGCGATGTTGACGATATAACTGCGGAACACTTCAGCCTGAGCCTTTGATGCGGACAGGAATATTTGTGGATCACCTGTCATAACGGCATTCTCAAAGGCTTCTATTGAGAAATACCAGGTTGCGCCAATCTGGCGACTTTTCAGGATGTTCCTGATTTGCTGATTGAGATTGGCGCGAAGGTGTTTCTGGTAGCCGAAAAGGTGCTCGAGCGCGAACCGGTCGAAATCTTCCTGCGTCAACCCGCTGATATCATTTTTTTTGTACTTGCCACGTTTACGGGACTTTTCGTTACCATCGGACTGGCGGGACGCCGGCGCATCACTTTCGCTGTGCTTAATTTCTGCCAGCTTTTCCTGATGCTTATTGTGTTGTGCACGCAGTTTCACCAGGTGAGAAACGAGGCTGTCCAGCTCCCGCAGCTCCAGCTCCGATTTCCCCTCACGTAATGTCAGCGACTGAATACGGCGGTTTAATGCATCTTCGGTGGATTCGTGGCTGAGTAATTCCGCCCAGCAATATTTCTCCGCCCAGTAATAGACTATGCGTCTGTTTGGCAGATTAAGCTCACTGGCAATTTCCTGCGGGGTATAGCGTTTCAGGTATAGCGCCCTTGCCACTCCTTTTAGTTCTTCACTGTATTTCGCCATCGGCTTCCTTGCCTTTATGTCAATGTTCTTTTTTCGGTTATCACCGGAAATCGGTTTATAGCCGAATTATTCATTAATTCTCTCTGTTTTTATTAAAGTAAATGTCAAAGCATCCGGTTAATCGGTTATAACCGAATTTCACGTAAAATAATTGATGTGCATGACAGCCTTTTATTGGTAATACTGAAATCCGCAGAATGAACGGAGGCAATATGTCAGGTTCACAGCTGGCAACAAACTGGATTTGTATCGCCACTGCGGGTGAAACGGTGGATAAGAGAACCATTGAGGAACAATGGTTACTTGATGCCGCAGAATTATATGACCCCAATTTATATACCGCGCTGTTATGGCCGGAACATACCCGTAATTTTGGGAATATGGGGGAAGTGCTGGAAGTAAAAGCCGAACGGGATGATGAAGGTATTTTGCGTTTATATGCCCGTCTGTGTCCGGCTATTGCATTGCTTCAGGCAAATGCAAAAGGTCAGCTTTTATTTTTATCACCGGAGTTTACACCGGACGGAAACTTCAGAAATACCGGCAAAACCTATCTTGAAGGGCTGGCCATTACTGACAGCCCGGCCGGTGTAAGCACCACCCGGCTACGTTTCAGCCGCACCAAAGGAAAACGCATCGGTCCATATAAGCCGCTGGCGTTTGATGAAGTCAGGGAATTTAAAAAGGAAAAGGGAATGTCAAAGACCGCGAAAAAGGGCTGGCGCCATTTTTTCAGTATTGAAGAACCAGATCAGGGCACGGAGCCGGATAAGTCACAGCCTGATGCTTTACAGGCGCTGGCTGAAGCGCTGGATGCCATTGATAAACGGGTATCTGCCATTGAAACGCGTCTGGGTGAGGCGGAAGAAGCTGTATCTGATGTGCAGGAAGACGTGGACACCGTTAAGGAAGTGGTGGACACCGAAGACTTTGCGCGTCTGGTGGGTAATCTGCCGGAGCTGGTGAAGAACTTCACCAAGCTGAATAACAAAGTCACCCAGTTGCCGGACAAGAAATTCAGCAAGGGCAAGAAAGGCTTCAATTTCCTGTAAGGGATAACACAACTTTTCTTTAAGGAAAAAGAATATGCAATTAAATGCAAAAGCCCGTGAGTTTCTGCGTCAGTACCACAACGGGCTGCGTGAATCCTACGGGGCGACCGATGGCGACCGCTGGTTTGCACTGACCGACCCGAAAGAAACCCAGATGCGCAATGCGCTGCTGGAAGAATCATCTTTCCTGAATCTGTTGACGGTTGCTGATGTTGACCAGTTACAGGGGCAGGTGGTGCCGGTTGGCAGTTCTGGCCTGTATACCGGGCGTGTTCTGGATGGCCGTTTCCGTAAAAAAGTGGGCGTCAGCGGTAATGATTACAAGCTGGTCGAAACGGATTCGTGTGCCGCGCTGACCTGGCAACTGCTTTCTGTCTGGGCGAACGCCGGCGATGAAAACGAGTTTTTCCAGCGTGTCCAGGAATTCACCAATCAGGCGTTTGCGCTGGATATGCTGCGTATCGGCTTCAACGGTAAATCTGTTGCTGAAACCACGGATGCCGACAAGAACCCGAACGGCGAAGATGTGAACAAAGGCTGGCACCAGATCGTTAAAGAATGGGATGGCGGTAAGCAGATTGTCACTGATGCGGTTGTGCTCGATGGTGACGGTAAAGGCGATTATGTGTCACTTGATGCAATGGCATCCGACCTTATCAACGCCAAAATCCCGGCACAGTTCCGTAATGACCCGCGTCTGGTGGTTCTGGTGGGGGCTGACCTGGTGGCTGCTGAATCTTTCCGTCTGTACCAGAAAGCCGATAAACCGACTGAAAAGATTGCCGCACAGCTGCTGTCTGACAGTATCGCCGGCCGTACGGCGTATGTTCCGCCGTTTATGCCTGGCAAACGCATGATTGTTACCACACTGCCTAACCTGCACATCTACACCCAGCGCGGCACGCGTCAGCGTAAAGCGGAGTTTGTGGAAGACCGTAAGCAGTATGAAAACAAATACCTGCGTAATGAAGGTTACGCCGTGGAATACCCGGAACTGTACGCCGCATTTGATGAAAGCGCGGTGACAATCGGCGCGGTATCAGCGGGCGAGTAAGGGGGAACTGATGCAACTGTCACCGGCACAGCGACACAGTGCACGTATAGCGGCGGAGCGGTTACTGCGTCAGCAGCAGTCACTTGACAGCGAAACCAGTCTGCATGTCCAGATTGCCGCGCTGGAAAAGGATGTGGCAGCGGCCGCAGCGATTAGCAACCGTGCGGAGCGCATGGAGTTCAAGCGTGATGTGCTGTTGCCCCGCTGGATGCCGACCGCACAAACCTGGCTGGAAAGTGACAGTACGCATCAGAATCCCGTTTTTGCCTGGTGTGTCGTCTGGCTGTTTGATACCGGCCAGTTCGATCAGGCGCTGGACTGGGCGGATGTGGCCATCGAACGGGGACAGGAAACCCCGGCCGCGTTCGGCAGTGCGTTTCCGGTGTTTGTGGCCGATACGGTACTGGCCTGGGCGGAGACGGAAGCCGCACAGGGACAGGATGTGGAGCCGTATTTCAGCCGTACGCTGGGAAACGTTATGCAGCACTGGAATGTGTATGAGGTCATTAAGGCCAAATACGTGAAGTTTGCCGGTCTGCACCTGCTACGCGATGAGAACGGAGAGCCACGCGCAGCGGCAACGGAAGACAGGGATGTATTGCTCCGGGCGAAGGATTTGCTGGAGCAGGCGAAGGGATTCGACCCTAAATGTGGCGTTGGCACGATGTTGCAGCGTATCGCTGCCCGTCTGCGGGCGCTTGAAAAATAATCATCGGAGAGTTCAAAAATGGTGTTTAAACATTCACTTGGGCAAGCAGTGAAGATTTCTGTCAGCGGTGAGAAAGGGCATGTGAAAGCCCGAGCAGAATACACCCACTGCTGTAATCAGTATCTCATCCACTATCAGGCCGCTGATGGCCGTGCGGTTGATTCGTGGTTTGAAGAAGGCGAGATTCAGGCCGCAGTCAGCGGCGAATAAGACTACCGACCCGAAAGCGGGCGCGGTGGAGGGGATCGCATCAGCGTATCGCCCGTGGAAACCGGCCAGCCCGCTTTTTTCCGGAGGAACAGGATGTTCAGCGGAACCGCAATTGATTTTGATGATGCCATTCTGACGAATGATGGCTTCTGGCCAGACCTGAGCGTGAAGGATTTTCAGTCCCAGCGTGCTATTCCAGCCGATATCGACGCAGCCACCATCCGTCAGGCGTTACTGACTGCAGCCGGTGAAATCAATGATGATCTGGTCAGGGTAGTGGCAGAGTGTCGCCTCAGTGGCCATGCAAGCGCGGCGGACGTTCCGGGTGTTGAGATTGACGGTGAAAATCTGTTGTGCGCCCGTTACCGTAAAGCTGTTTTTGCCCGTGCCAAAGCTGACCTGATGGGCGAGTTTGCGTCTGTTGGTCGCCGTGAAAGCCATCCGGGGCAGGAAAGTGATGAAACCCGATCCAGTCTGATAGCGGAATCCACGCTGGCGGTACGGCGTATTAAAGGGCTGAAACGCATCACGGTGGCCATGATATGAGCCAGCTCACTGAATTAACGGATTTTCTCATTGCGAACATGCCCAAAAGGGCAATGCAGGGCTTTGACAGCCAGATGGATGAAATCGCATTCATCCCGGCACAGCGTGACACCGGGCTGGGGCAGTATCGCATTGCCATCATTCGCTATAACGCCGTGCTGACGTGGGAGCGTTATCCCTACCGCGAGTACGATCCCAAAATCCTGATGGCGTTGTTTATGTCGTGGCTTTGCCAGGATGAGCGGGCGCTCTTTGAGGAAACCGGTATTGATGCCGAACTGCCGGAATTTGATATCGAAACCATCGACCAGGAAACCGCCATCATGGTGGTGACGCTGCCAATGGTGGAGGAACTGAATCTGATCCCCGATCCCAAAGGTCAGATCCCGTTTGATGGCCAGCGCTGGAAGCTGGCAAATCCCGAAGTCTGGACGGCGGATGAGGTGACGGTGATCCCCGTTAATGAGGGGCAGGAATGATAAATGGCGAACTGAATCAGGAACAGTTCCGCCAGCTACAGGAGGCGCTGAAAAAGCTGGATTTGCCTCCTGCCAAACGTCGCCGGCTGCTGTGGCGAATGGCGAAATACGGCGTGGAAGCCGCAGCAAAGCGCAATGTGCGCAATCAGCAGTCACCGGAGGGGGATAAGTGGCAGGGGAGACAGACCCGGCGTAAAGGCAAAATGTTGCGCAATATGCCGAAACTTATCCGCATCCGTGAAATGCCAGAAACGGAGTCTGTCAGGCTGTATCTGACCGGTGGTAATTACCGGAATGCGAAGGGAAATCTGCCTGCCGGCGTGGTGGGTTATGTCCAGCAGAACGGCATGAGCGTGACCGTCAACCGCAAGCAGGTGGAAGGCCGTGAGCAGGGGGATAAACCTGCATCACTGCGACAGGCGAAACGTCTGCGTAAGGCCGGGTATAAAGTCAGGCGCGGCAAGCGCTGGCGCAAGCCCGGATATAAGGAAATACAGGAAAAAATGACCGCCAGACAGGCAGGTTTGCTTATCCGGATACTGGAGGACAAGCCGGTCAAAACCTCCTGGCAGATTGATTTACCTGCCAGGGGATTTCTGGGGATCGGTCAGGATGATTTTAACAAAGCGCTGGCGCGACAGCTTCAGGCTATCGGGTTCGGCTGGGATGTTAACGCGCAGGATATCAGGGGGAGATCATGACCTGGCCAATTGTGACCGTAAACCAGGTAAATCAGCTGCTGGGTGAAACCACGGAAGTGGAGCGCACGCTGCTGTTTATCGGTACGGGAACCAAAAATGTAGGGAAAACACAGGCAGTTAACGCACAGAGCGATTTTGATGCGCTGCTGGGTGAGGGGGACAGCCCGTTAAAAAGCGATGTTCTGGCCGCACTGGCGAACGCCGGACAGAACTGGTGGGGATTTATCCATGTGCTGGCTGCTGACAGTGAGCCGGGGGCGTGGGTTGATGCCGTCAAAGCTGCACAGGTTTCCTGCTCGGTGGAAGGTGTGGTGCTGTCTGATGATGTGGCGGCAAAAGAGCAGATTAATCAGGCGGCAACGCTGCGATCTGAACTGATTGCAAAATACGGTCGCTGGGTGTGGTTCATTCTGGCCGTACAGGGAATGCAGGAGGATGAATCACAGGCGGATTATCTGAAACGTCTGTCCACCCTTCAGCAGGGTATTGCTGAAAAAACGGTGCAACTGGTTCCGCGCCTCTGGGGGAATGAGCCGGGCGTGCTTGCCGGTCGCCTCTGTAATCGCGCTGTTACCATCGCTGACAGTCCGGCGCGGGTAAAAACCGGACCATTACTGAGCCTGGGTAGCGACGAACTGCCGAAAGATGGAGCAGGGGCAACGCTGGAGCTGGCGACCCTTCAGGCGCTGGAGGCACAGCGCTACAGCGTGCCGATGTGGTATCCGGACTATGACGGCTTTTACTGGTCTGACGGTCGCACACTCGACGTTGAGGGCGGTGATTATCAGTCCATTGAGACGCTGCGTATTGTGGATAAAGCCGCCCGTCGTGTCCGTCTGCTGGCCATCGGTAAGATTGCCGATCGCTCACTGAACAGTACACCGGGCAGTATTGCCGCACACCAGACGCTGTTTGCCCGTCCGCTGCGTGAAATGTCCACGGCGGCCAGTATTAACGGCGTGTCATTTCCGGGCGAAGTGAAGCCACCGCAGGACGGTGACGTGACCATTGTCTGGAAGAACAAAAAGGCGGTGGATATCTACATTGTGGTGCGTACGTATGAAGTACCACTGCAAATCACCATCAGTCTGTTACTGGATGCGAGTCTGGAGGCCAGCGTATGACCAAACGTATTTCAGGGATGTCCTTTGACGTCTACGTGGACGGCGACCTGATCCACATTGAAAAAATTTCGCTGGATATCACCGACAACAGCGCCGCAGCCCAGACACGCGGTGTCCCGGACGGCTATGTTGACGGTGATGTTGCCGCCGAAGGGGAAATTGAAGTCAGCTCAAAAGTGCTTCAGGTACTGACGGCCAAAGCCCGTTCAGCGGGTTCATGGCGGGGCATTCCACCGGTGGATTTCCTTTTTTACGCCAAAGCCGGCAGCGAAGAAATGAAGGTGGAAACCTTCGGGAACAAGCTCCAGCTCAACAGCGTTCTGGATGGTGATCCGAAGGGGGGCAGCGTATCCACGCACAAAATCAAATACTTCGTGACCAGTCCGAAGTTCGTCAACATCAACGGGGTGCCGTATCTGGAAGCGGAAGCCACGGAAAACCTGATTGGATAAGAGGCAGCAGGGATGCAGGAGTATGAAAAAGGGTTCATTGCACTGGCTGTCATGGGGGCGATGATTGCACTGGGGAAATTACTCAACAGCGACGAGCCGATCACCCTTCGGCTGGTCACTGGCCGTGTCATTGTCGGCAGCGGATTGTCACTGATTGCCGGCGTGGCACTGTACTTTGTCCCGGATATTCACCCACTTGCGCTGGCCGGCTTTGGTTCCGCGCTGGGCATTCTGGGGCAGAACGTGGTGGAAGCCTGGCTGCGTAAGCGTGGCTTTACAGGGATTTTTGATAAAGGGGCAGGGAAATGACGCTGAGCGAGAAACAACAACGGTTTACATCAATGGTTGCTTTGTTGATCCAGTATGCCAACGCCAACGGGATGTGGCTGACGTTCGGTGAGGCGTACCGGACGCCGGAACAGGCGGCACTGAACGCGAAGAAGGGCAGCGGCATTTCCAACAGTCTGCACACCCAGCGTCTGGCTGTGGATTTTAATCTGTTTGTGAAGGGCGAATATAAAACCCGCACGGAGGATTATCTGCCGCTGGGGGAATACTGGGAATCGCTGGGCGGGAGCTGGGGCGGACGCTTTAAAACCCGTCCTGATGGTAATCATTTCAGCTTGGAACACAACGGGGTGCGCTGATGGATCGCGTGGTGTCAGGCTGGTTATTCACCCTTGTTCTGGCATTTTTAGCCGGCTGGAAAACGGCCGGCTGGCAACGGGACAGCATCGATCTGACCGTCTCAAAAGCGGCCACCGCGACCGGGGAACGTCTGGCTAATATTGCCGGCATTTCTGGTCGCCGGCTGGAAGACAAACTGGAGGCACTGAAAAATGCGCCACCGCGTGAAATCCGTACGGAAGTGGTTAAGCCGGTGTTTACCAATAAGTGCCTGTCTGATGATTTTGTCAGCATGTACAACGATGCCGTCACCAGTACCGAACGTACGTTATCAGGAAAACCTGAAAACTAAATGTGCCACGCAGCTGCCGCGCCTGAATGGCACGCAGGGAAAAGATGCGGCGGAATTACTGACACTTTATCTGGAGTTATACGGGCAGTGTGCTGCACGTCATAACACGCTGGTTGATGAAATTAATTTAAGAGAGAAAGTTATTTATGGAAAAAATTAATCTGGTTGTATGTAACAAAGACATTACCTTTGAACCAAATCAGACGGCTTATAATAAATTCATCAACGAAATGGCGATGGATAATAAAGTGGCTCCAGCCCATAGCTATCTGATGCGCATTGTTGTACCCGAATGTAAAGAAGCGCTGGAAGATATTCTTAAACGTCCGGGGGCAGCACTTCAGCTTGCCGGGAAAGTTAATGAGATTTATGCGCCCGAACTGGAAATTGAAGTAAAAAACTGACAAAACGAGTCCGGGCAATTGAACAGAACGGACTCGAACAATATCTGATTTTACGGCGTCATTATTTACCGCACGGTCAGGATTCCGTGGATGATATTTCCGCCGCTATCTGGCTGGATAATCGCCACTGGGAAAATACGCGTATAGCGGTTGCTAACGGAATAAGCACCGCGTTTAAAGGTTCAGGATGAAACAGTTAGATTTTACATTAAGCCTGATTGATAAACTGACGCGCCCGTTAAAGCAGGTGCAGAGCAGTGTCACAGGCTTTGCTGAAAAATCGAAAGCGGCCTTTACGCAGATTGGGGGCGGTGCGCTGGCTTTAGCCGGCACAGGGATGGCCATAAAAGGGGCGTTATCGCCGGCTATTGAGATGTATGACGCGCTGAATGACGCAGCCGCAAAAGGCATTGATGATCAGGCTTTAAAGGCCGTCCAGCGTGATGCGCTGCGGTTCAGTATGACCTACGGTGCCAGCGCGGTGGAGTTTGTCCAGTCCACGGAAAGTATTAACACCGCCATTGCCGGCCTGACCGGGAATGAACTGCCGAAGGTGACGAAAGTCGCCAACACGCTGGCGTTTGCACTGAAATCAACATCCGCCGACACCGCAGAGTTTATGGGGCAGATGTACGGCAACTTTTCCGCCGAGGCGGCACGGCTGGGTAAAGTCCAGTTTGCTGAACAACTGGCCGGAAAAATGGTGTACATGCGCAAGGTCTTTGGTACTGAAATGGGCGTCATCAAAGACCTAATGGAAGGTGCGCGCGGCGTGGGTACCAACTACGGCGTGGGGCTGGATGAACAACTGGCCGTGCTGGGGCAGCTTAACCGAACGCTGGGAACGGAAGCCAGCAGCGCTTATGAAGGCTTCATGACCGGAGCCATTGAGGGCGGTAAAAAGCTGGGGCTGTCCTTTACGGATGCCGCCGGCAAAATGCTGTCCATGCCTGAAATGCTGATCAAGCTACAGGGTAAGTATGGCAAAAGCCTGGAAGGGAACCTGAAAGCCCAGGCGGAGCTGGATGCGGCATTTGGTGACAGTTCGGCGGTGGTGAAACATCTTTACGGCAATGTGGCCTTACTGCAACGTAATATCACTGAGCTGGGCGGTTCTGACGGGCTGAAGCGTACACAGGAGATGGCCGGGAAACTGGTGAAACCGTGGGATCGCTTTGTTCAGATCCTGAAGTCGATTCAGACCGTCATTGGACTGACGTTGATCCCCGTCCTGTATCCGGTGTTGAATCGCCTGGCCGACATGGGGCAGACCTTTGCCCGCTGGATGCAGTTGTTTCCCAACATTGCGCGTGTTATCGGTTATGCGGCTATGGCGTTGTTGGGGTTTGCTGCTGCCGGCGCGGTAGCGAACATCGTTCTGGGCGTCTCAAAACTTATCAAGCTGGGCGCGATTGCTCTCTGGAAGACGCTGACTTCAGTCACGAAGATATACACCGCCACTGTCTGGATTGCCTCAAAAGCCGTCGCGGCATGGAACATCACGCTTAAATTCCTTCGTGGCACGCTGCTGGCCGTACGCATGGCGGCGATTATGGCCGGGATCGGTATTAATCTGATGAGCTGGCCGGTGCTGCTAGTTATCGGGGCGATAGCCCTGCTGGCTGCGGGCTGTTACCTGCTGATTAAACACTGGGATGATGTGAAAGCGGCGGTGATGAATACCGCGGCGTTTACGGCGGTGGCGGGCGTGGTGGAATGGCTTGCCGGCGTGTTCTCCGCTGCCTGGCAGTGGATTAAAGACGGCTGGAACAGTTTTATTGCGCTGCTGGCCGGGTTCTCACCCTCACAGGCATTAAGCGGTATGGCCAGCGGTATTGTCTCCCTGTTTGATAACGTCTGGCAGACCATTAAAAGCGGATTTCTGAAGTCGTGGAACTGGATTGTAGAAAAACTGAATAAAATTCCGGGCGTCAATATTGACCTGTCCACAACCGTTTCGCCGGAAATAAATAAAATTACAGGTGGGGTGGCACATTCATTAATACAGAACAACCATACTGCAAATACCAGTGAAACATTGACTGCCAATACCCTTTCAACAGGTGGAAACTTAAAGGATGTGGATCGCGGTGGTATCAGTAAAACGATAAACAGTAACTCTAAATCAGTGACGGATAACAGCCGTAAAATTGGTGAAGTGCATTTTCATACCAAAGAAGCACTTTCACCCTCCCAGCTAATGGAATGGCAGGAGCTTAATGCGTGAGTGAAATTCTTTATATTGACCTGCTTATTAATAATGGTGATTTCTCACTGAATGCAGGTCATGAGCCTGAATTATGCAATAACCGTAAAAGTATCGGGCAGGACATTGTGCACGCCATTATTGAAAGCGGACTGGCAACGCAATTAATTGCGGAGCGAAGCCCGACGTTGAGGGCAGATATTTTTACTCAGCTTGAATTACTGGTTGAAAATGATGAACGCATAGTGCCTGGCACAGTTGAAATCAATGAAGAAAGTCAGAAACGCCTTTGGGTGACTGCCAGTACATACGACTTTGGCACGCTTTCATATCAGGTGGATTTATGACGGAAAAACCGCAGGTTGATTTTGAAGACGTGGTGAAAACCAGCGGGATGCCGGTGACGGAATCTGAAGTGCGGGATCGCTTTAATGCGATTGCGGCTGAGGAGGGCATTATCACCAACACATCCCGTATGTCACCGTTCTGGCGCTTAATCACAGCCATTGTGACTGCACCGGTGATGTGGCTGAAAGAGGTTCTGGTGTCCACGGTACTGGCCAATATGTTTGTGGCCACGGCCAGCGGGAGCATGTTGCGTCTGCTGGCCTGGGCGGTGAACGTGACGGCGAAACCCGCCAGCGCTGCACAGGGTGTGATCCGCTTCTTTAAGGAGGATACCAGAGCCGTTGTGACGGTGAAGGCCGGGACGGTTATTCAGACCGAACGTATTAACGGCAGGGTGTACGAACTGGCGACCATGGCCGATGTGGTGATCCCCTCTGGCACGGCCAGTGCCTTGCTGACGGTGAAAGCCACCGGAACCGGGGGAGCCTATAACCTTGCGCCAGGGTATTACCGCATTTTGCCTGTGGCCGTGGATGGTATCAGCCATGTGGCCAGTGAGGAAAACTGGCTGACAGTGCCGGGTGCCGATGAGGAAAGTGATGATGAACTGCGTGAACGCTGCCGCAACCAGTTCAACCTGGTAGGTAATTACCACACGGATGCGGTTTACCGTTCGATGATTGCCGGTGTTGCCGGGCTGAGTATTGACCGGATTTTCTTTGAGCATGAAGCGCCGAGGGGACCAGGTACCGCAAACGCCTATTTATTGCTGGACAGCGGGGTGACTTCCGCGCCGTTTGTGTATGCGGTGAATGATTACATCAACACGCAGGGACACCACGGCCACGGCGATGATATGCAGTGTTACGCCATGCCGGAAACCCGTCACGATCTGGTCGTGACGGTGTATGTCAGAAATCTGGCCAACCTGACAGACGATGAACGGAACAGCCTGAAGGCCGGGATTGAAAACATGATCCGCTGTGCTTTCCGTGAAAACGCTGATTTTGACGTCAGAAAGACGTGGCCATATTCGCGCTTCTCGTTTTCTCAGCTGGGGCGGGAGATCCACAAAACCTTTGCGCTGGCGGATTCGCTGTCCTTTTCACTGGGTGACATTACCAGTGAGCTGAATGTGCCGCGCCTGAAGTCACTGGTAGTGAGTCTTGAAAATGAATGAGTTCATGAAAAAGCTGGCCGGGATGGTGCTGCCTTCCTGGATGAATCAGGGGGAGCCGAACAAGCTGCTGAAAACAGCCCGGCGATTCTGGGCGGAGGTTTACGGCTGGATAACCTGGCCACTGAACCAGTTTGATCCGCTGACCTGCACACCGGCATTACTGAACCTGCTGGCGTATGACCGGGACATAACCCGCTTTGATGGTGAGCCATTGAGTCTGTTCCGCAAACGGGTGGCGTTTGCATTCGTGAATGCGCGTGATGCCGGTTCCGTTGAGGGATTTATCAACATCTTTGAACGGCTGGGCATTGGATATGTGGAGCTGCGGGAGCGCCAGCCAGATATTGACTGGGATGTGATCCTGGTACGTGTGACAGACAGTCAGATAGCGGACAACACGCAGCTGCTTATCCAGATAATCCGGCAGTATGGGCGAACATGCCGCCGCTATCAGTTTGAGGTGATCACATCGGAAAAAATGGCCATCAGAGCCGGATGGGATCAGGGGGAATATGTGGTTTATCCGGCTTCGTTAGCAGGGACGGAAACCCGAAGCGCGACATTCAGCGCAGGTTTGTAAGGAGTTTTTTATGTCACAGACAGCTATCACGCTGGCGTTTGAACACTGGAAAGCGCAGCAGGGTGCGACCGGCGAGCCGGTGTTACTGGATGAATTTGTGTTTGCGAATGTGCCAGGGCTGAACCCGGATATTCCCGTTGATCGCAGTGAAGCACTGCCGCCAGTGGAACAGATTGTGCACCGGCAGCCTGTTACCCGCACTGGCGTGGTGAATGAAAATGGTGTGGTGTATTCCGCCGTTCTGGGCGCTGACGTGGGTGATTTCAGTTTCAACTGGATCGGTCTGCTGAATAAGGCCAGCGGCACCCTGGCCATGATTGTTCATGCGCCTGTGCAACAAAAGCTTAAAACAGCGGAAGGGCAGCAGGGGAATGTGCTTACCCGTTCGTTTCTGATGGAGTACAACGGCGCACAGACTGAAACCGGGATTAATACACCGGCTGAGACCTGGCAGATTGATTTCACGGCGCGTATGGCCGGAATGGATGAGCGTCAGCGCCTGGAAAATGCGGATATTTACGGCGCTGCGGCATTCTTTGGCGATGGTTATCTGGTCGGTAAAACTGGCAATCAGTTCTTTGTGACCAAAGGCACCGGCTATGTGGCGGGACTGCGTACGTCACTGGCTGCAAATCAGAATATCACTGTGACGGTAAAGCCAGTCAAAGTCTGGCTGGATGTGTGCTGGACGGGAGCACTGACCAGTGTCTGGAATGTTCAGAGCAAAATCACCGTGGCGGAAAACCTGGCTGATTACGTGCAGAACGGTGTGCAGCATTACGTGTTTGCTGTGGCCAGTGTTGATGTAAATGGCAATATCACTGATTTACGGCCTAAAGGGTCGCTAAATGAGCAGGTGGCCAGCGATGCGCTAAAAAAGCATGAGCAGTCCCGGAATCATCCTGATGCTACGACCAGCGCGAAGGGATTCACCCAGTTAAGCAGCGCGACAGACAGCGCCAGTGAAGAACTGGCCGCGACGTCGAAAGCGGTTAAAATCGCGATGGATAACGCCAACGCACGTCTTGCGAGAGACCGAAACGGTTCTGATATTCCTAATCCAGCCTTGTTTGTTCAAAACATTGGTTTGCAGAGTACTGTAAATAAAGCTGACGGTGCTATTCAGAGGTCCGGCGACAACATGACAGGCCCTCTTGGTCTCACACGAACATCCTCCTTTGGTGTGGCTACTGAGAACGCGCTCGGCGGAAACTCCATTGCCATCGGTGACAACGATTCAGGGTTTAAGTCAAATGGTGACGGTAAAATTGCGCTGATGGCAAATAGTGTTCTTGCCGGGTATTTTTCGGAAAATGAACTGCAGCATCGGAAAAAAATGCTGACAAAATTTTTTCAGGCCATTGCAGAAAACAACTGGACGGAAGGTGCCGGAGGTTTTGGTTCGCAACTTGGAAGTGGAGCGCCGTTTTTCACACCGCGAATCACCCGTCCGGACAACGACAACAACTACTTTCCGCACTGGAAGCAAAATATAGCTCTTGCTTCTGGTTATCCGGTCGCTGCTTCAATGGGGTTAATGACGACAGGGAAAGCTAATTTCCCGCAAATTATCATCCATGCGAAAACAGATTTTGACGTTAATGACAAGATATGGGTATTTGATGTTGCAACCGGAGAGTTTCGCGCACCTGCTAAAATTACCGCCCGCGAAATTGAGCTTAGCGGTAATGGTGGTGTAGCCGCTGATGGTCAGTTACGTGGCTCTGCGTGGGGTGGAACGCTAAGTAGCTATCTGGATAACAGGTTCAACCGAAAAAATACGGCAACACTGGGGTTCTCAGGCTGGAGTCGTGATGAATCGACGGGTCTGATTATGCAGTGGGGAAATGTTGACAATGCCAGAGGAACCTATTCTTTCCCAAGAGCATTCGGTGATACTTGCTTTGCAGTATTTGCCTGTAACAAAGACGGGCAACTCGGGGCAATAGACAACGCATATGGCTATCCGGTGAGTAAAACGCAGTTCTATCTCGCGAGTAAAGCGAACTCTGGCGCTGATACTGCATGCGGCATTTCATGGTTTGCACTGGGGTACTGATAATGACTGAGCAATATTACTACAGCTATTCGGCGAAGGGCTTTTTCTGGCTGAGTGCAGATGAACTTAAGGGAAAAGATATTCCCGCTGACCTGATACCCGTCAGCGAGGAAGATCACGCCGCACTGTTCCTCGGTCAGGAGCGGGGAAAATACATTAACCACACACCTGCAGGGCCCATACTGATAGACCAGCCAGACTACTCGCCTGAGGAACTCATTGCACAGGCAGAAATCAAAAAGGAAAAACTTCTATCAGAGGCTGAAGTTGTCATAGCGCCACTGGCTCGGGCAGTAAAACTAAAAATTGCAACAGATGAAGAGATTGCATTGCTGGAAGCATGGGAACTCTACAGCGTTATGGTTAACCGTGTTGATACTTCAGATCCTGAATGGCCGGAGGTGCCTGATGTGGCGTGAAGCGCGTCTGGCTTATACTGACTCACTGGCCGCGCTGAATTGTTCGGTTGTTCCGGCGCATCCGTGGATTAATGGCTTGGGGCAGCAGACGGATAACGGGGCATATCTCAGCCCGGTGAATGCCGTCCGCTATCTTGCTGAAAGGCTGGCCGGAAAGGGCGGGAATGCCGATGTGATGATCATGATGGTGACAGGCAAGACGCATGAGAATTTTATGACCCGCCTCAACGGTCTGGTAGATGTTTTCCCGGCACCGGCATTCACGCAGGTCAAGCGTCTGGCACAATCCGCTGCGGCGCTGGCCATCGAAAAAATGCAGATCCCCGCTAAAGCCGGGGCGGGGTTGCCGGTGGCTATTCCGCTGTCTGTGCCAACCAGCAGGGCGGCATTGTCTGCGGCGGCTGTCAGCCAGGCACAAAAAGCGGTCAGTGCGGGATTCAGCCTGGACGGACTAAAGCAGCAACTGGGCGAGTTCGCGCAGCTGCGTGACAGCCTGATCAGTGATATGGCCAGCGGGTTGAACGATTTGCAGGGAAAAAGTGCCAGAGCATGGGTGTTTACCAGCACCGGCGATACGGCCACCACGCTGCTGGAACTGGTAAAGGATATCCCGCAACCGTCAGCCGTATACACAGCGGCGGTAATGCTGGTCGGGGACAATCTGGATGGAATAAAGGGAATGATTCATGACTTCGATCCCAACGCTGGCGCTTAATGGCGAGGCTATCCAGCTGAAAAACATGCGCGTGACCGTATCGCAGCAGTTTCAGGATAAAGACCAGTCCGGCCAGACAAGCGCCACAACCAAATCAGAACAGGGGGCAAAAGGGAAAGAGCTGCGTATCAGTGGTGAAATTCCTTTTAAAAGCCCGGAGATCCTGAAGCGTATTTTTGAACTGGCCAGCGCCACGGATGCCGGAGGAAATCGCCAGAAATACCGCGTGGCGCATGAAGTGACCAGAGCCGTGAATTTTCGCGAGGCGACATTCAGCGGGACACTTGATGCCCCGCAGCAGGACGGGAAAATGGCCTGGCTGGTCACGTTTACGCTGGCAGAACATATCAGCGTGCAGGAAAAGCGGGAAGCCCGGGCAACAGGCAAAACGTCAGCCAAAAAACAGACTGCCGGTAATGCGGGACAGCCTGGTGGCCAGAGTGCCGGGGAAGATGAAGAAAAACTGACGTGGTTTGAAAAACGGGTACTGAAACCCGTCAATGATGCTTTGGGTTAATGATGAAACCAGTTAAACGCCTGTACCTTTCAACGGATGAAGTTCACCTTGCTGACGCCAGCCTGGTGCTGGAGCTGAGCAGCTGCGGCCGGGGATTTATCACTGCACAGACGACTACGGATTACACCGGGAAACTGGTGCGGCTGGATGTGGGGTATTCCGATCTGCTTTTGCGTTGGTTTACTGGTTATGTGGAACGCTCACAACCCGCCGAAAACGGCTTTCAGCGTCTGTTTGTGCGCGAGCTGGTTGGCGTATTTGAAAGGATGTGGCCATGTTCAATTCAGCACCCCACTTTGCGCAAGGTAGCCAGCTGGCTGGAGGAAAACAGCGGAATTGCTGTCAGTGTGCCGGATGCCCCTTACAGCGATAAACCGATCCCCCATTTCACCCATAACGGCACGGGCTATCAGTTGCTGAATAATCTGGGCAGGGCGTTCAGTATTCAGGATTACATCTGGTACCAGTTGCCGGATGGTTCCCTGTATGTGGGCGGCGCGGAAAAAGCGATGTTTGCCGGTCGTCCGGTCGATATCCCGGCAGAGTTCAGCCAGGGGGCTGCTGGCGGTAATTCCATGACGCTGCCACTGATCCAGAGTCTGCGGCCGGGTGTGGAGCTGAACGGAGAACGCGTGACCAAAGTTCATCTGACCAATGACGTAATGGCTGTCACCTGGACACCCAGAAACCGCGCAACAGGTCAGCCATTACAGAAAGCACCTGCACAGCGCCAGATTGAAAGCCATTACCCGGAACTGGCTTCCGGGCTGCACCTGCCAAAGCTGGCCAGAGTGGTAGCACCCAGTGAAACTGTGAAAAGCGGTAATTTTGCCGATCCGTTCCGGCCGCGCTATGCCGTTGATGTGCAGCTGCTTGATGCAGACGGCAACCCGGATAACCAGACACCGGTGTATTCTGCGGTGCCGCTGCCGGTACCTATGGCCGGGAATGACTCCGGCATGTTCCAGTTCCCGCCAGAAGGGACGCTGGTTGAAGTTGCGTTTACCGGAGGTCGCCCGGATAAACCGTTTATCAGGCAGACATTGCCGGATGGTACCAGTCTGCCGGATATTAAACCCGGCGAGCAGCTGCAACAGCAGCGGGCGGAAGTATCGCAGCGTGTCACCCAGGCTGGCGACTGGGTGAGGCAGACCGATCAAACCATCAGCGAAACATCGATGGCGCGGACGGTCAAGGCCGATACGGAACAGCGTGATCTGGTCAGCCGTGAAACGACAGTTAAAGCCACTGACAAAACCACTGTACTGGGTACTGCCACCCTGATGGCCGGAGCCATTCAGCAGGTCAGTGCAGGGGATTACAGCCAGGCCGTGAAGGGCAACCGGCTGGCCAGCATTGAAGGGAATGACGAAACTGACATAACCGGGAAACAATCCACTAAGGTGGCCGGAGTCGTGGATGTGGATGTGGGTGGAACCCTGACTGAAAAGATTGCCGCATTGCGCAAATCGGTGGCGGCGGGCGGTCAGCAGATTATGGGGCCAATCGTCCATATTGGCAGTGAGAGTGTGAACACGCTTACCATGATGCTGGACACCATTGATTTACTGGCAGAGCTGGCGCAGCAATGTGCGAGCCATTCACATCCCAGCGTTGGTACGCCAACCAATGCCGACGCATTCACACAGACGGCAGAGAAGGCCGGACAGACCCGGCGTAAGTATCAGAAAATAATCGCCTGATCATCCCATCAGCCCGCGCATAATGCGGGCTTTTTTGTACCCATTCCCAGACCTCACCAGACGCATTCTGAGCGCCGCAATTATCTGCACCCGTTCATCCCAACTTGATTAACTTCAGAAGCGCAGCAAGGCGCTGATGTAGCCTGCCGCGACGAAATAACGGAGGAAGTGACGAAAACGGCGCTACACCGCACCCGCCTGCGGTTTTCGTGTTGAGAATGATTTCAGTTTTTCCGGTGGTACAAAACACATCGCCAGACCGCGCCAGCGCTGGGGCTTTGGCAGTGGTTCGCCAACTGAAATGTGTGAAACAGATTTCAAGGATTTCAGTTTTTGGACGATGGCCAACTGGTCGCCTCAGAAGGGAAAGCCTTGCGCCATGCGGTGTCAGGTGTGATTACGTAACTTTTTACGTAAGGGGCGGAGCGAGATCACGTAAGCGTTTAAAAACAGAAAGCCGCAGCTGGCGCGGGTTTGCGAGGAACTGCACGAACTGGCGCAACTGAAATACTTTGCACAGATCCATCCGCGCCCATCCCTGCTTACACATGCCGTTATCAGTGACCAAATCAGTAACAGGGAGAGATACAAACTCACCAACAAATCAGGTGGCTTTTTAGCCAGTATGGAAAACTTTATGATGTAGGGGGGGTATCTGAAAAAATGGTTACATGGTTACAAATGATATTATTACTATATAGATATATGATATTTATAATAAAATCCTGTAACCAGAAACGGTTACAACGGGGTTACAATGTAACCGTAAGGGTGGTTACAAACGAAAAATCATAACTAACTGTTTTACAAGGATTACATGTTTTTGTAACCGGGCTTGTAACCCGATGTAACTTTTTTGGGTTACATAATTTATTCAACGAAATCATGACAATATGACTTTAATTGGGGCTGTTTTTTAATGTAACCGTTTTGCGCACCCCACCCCATACTAAAATCAAAAACAGCGGTTAATGAGTCTGTGTGAATGTTAACTTGCTTAACAATTGCATTCGGGAATGACGACAATGAATGAAAGCGATGCGAAGCGGAGTGAGGGTATTAAGTATCACCTGGTGAAAGCGGGAATAGCTGGCACAGAGAAACGGTCTGAATGGGAACGTCACTGTGAAAAAAAACAGATCCCCTGTATCTGTATAAAACCGCAGGGCAGCACCTCAACCGTACATTTCGACTACATAACGTTTGACGATGCACTGGATGAGCTTTTTGTTGGCGAGCCAGAACAGGCGTTACAAAAAGCGGTACTGAATCTTTTTGCTGAGTATGCTACTTGTTATCCGTCAAAAATGACGTGTATTAACGCAGGGATGATCACGACGATTAAATCAGTGCCAAAAGATGTCGCGCCTTTGCTGGCTACGGCGTTATATGACGTCATTTCTTCATATGTAATGACGAAACTCACTGAACATTATCAGCGGCAGCATAAATAAAAACCCCGATTAACGGGGTTTTTTAATGTCGATGTGGTCGATATGTGGACGTTTGTTGAAATAAATCCTTTTATTTCATTGTATTGCAGGCAAAAAATAAGCCTGCGTAAGGGAGATTACGCAGGCTAAGGAGGTGGTTCCTGGTACAGCTAGCATTTATGGGTTATGTTTTTCAGCGGAGGGGATAATACCCTTAATGAACGAAACGGTATGTGATCGATTTCTAAGAATCTTCCGAACGCTGAAAAATAACCGTAATTAACTACTTAGCATGCGGGTCGCGCGTGGACTCACCGGTAAAATTACGCATCAACAATGCATAATTCAGATCGATATCCTCTGGTACTGGCATCCACACGGTGTAACCATCGCCCGGCGCAACCGGCATCGCTTCGCCTTTCGCGTTTTCCATCTGTTCGAGAGTAAAGTTGATGTTGCCCTGTGGGGTCATCAGCTCCAGGCTGTCGCCGACGGTGAATTTGTTTTTCACCAGTACGGCTGCCAGTTCACCTTTACGTTCGCCGGTAAACTCGCCGACAAACTGCTGACGCTCGGAAACTGAGAAGCCGTATTCGTAGTTCTGATAGTCGTCATGCGTATGGCGGCGCAGGAATCCTTCGGTGTAACCACGATGCGCCAGACCTTCCAGCGTTTCCAGCAGTTGCGGGTCGAACGGTTTACCGGCTGCGGCATCATCAATGGCTTTACGATAGACCTGCGCGGTACGTGCACAGTAATAGTATGACTTGGTGCGGCCTTCGATCTTCAGGGAATGCACACCCATCTGCGTCAGACGTTCAACGTGGGCAATGGCACGCAAATCCTTCGAATTCATGATGTAAGTGCCGTGTTCGTCTTCGAACGCGGTCATGTACTCGCCCGGGCGCTGGGCTTCTTCGATCATAAAGACTTTGTCTGTCGGTGCGCCAATACCCAGCGTAGGCTCAACGTTTTGTACCGGGATAGGCTCGTACTTATGCACGATATTGCCCACCACGTCTTCTTTGCCTTCCTGCACGTTGTATTCCCAGCGGCAGGCATTGGTGCAGGTACCTTGGTTAGGGTCACGTTTGTTGATATAGCCAGAAAGCAGGCAACGGCCGGAGTAGGCCATACACAGCGCACCGTGAACGAAGATCTCAAGCTCCATATCCGGCACCTGAGTGCGGATCTCTTCGATTTCTTCCAGCGACAGCTCGCGGGAGAGGATCACGCGGGTCAGCCCCATCTGCTTCCAGAATTTCACCGTCGCCCAGTTTACGGCGTTAGCCTGTACTGAAAGGTGAATGTCCATGTCAGGGAAGTTTTCGCGCACCAGCATAATCAGACCAGGGTCTGACATGATCAGTGCATCCGGCCCCATTTCCACCACCGGTTTCAGATCACGAATGAAGGTCTTCAGCTTGGCATTGTGTGGGGCAATGTTAACCACCACATAGAATTTTTTACCCAGTTCATGAGCTTCATTAATGCCGAGCTGCAGGTTTTCGTGGTTGAATTCGTTGTTGCGTACGCGCAGTGAGTAACGCGGTTGGCCCGCATACACAGCGTCTGCGCCATAGGCGAAAGCGTAACGCATGTTTTTCAGCGTTCCCGCCGGGGAAAGGAGTTCCGGTTTAAACATAATTTTCTCGTTCTGATGACAGGTCAGACTCGCCTCACTCAATGAGGCGGTTAGGGGAGTGCCCCCATATTAAGGGCGGGCATTGTAGCGCTGCGAGGAAGTCAGGTAAAGAAAAACGCCGGGCGACAGCGTTGCGTTACCCGGCTGAGCGAGTAATTATCAGGTCTTATCTTTTATCGTCTGACTGGCACCATTGGTCTTAACTGAAGCAATACCGGTCTCGCGTGACTGTTCATTCGCATACAGTTGACTGCTACCAATAATCTGGTGGTTTGCAGCTTTCAGGTTGAAATGTAATTTGCCATTAGCCGCTGTTTTTTTCTCATAACGCTCATCCAGAGGGCTGTTAGCCTGGACAGATGCGATCCCTTTTTCTGCAGCGCCTTTTGTAGTGTAAAGCTCACTGGTAAGGATTATTTCCCCGTTCCCAGCTTTAAGAACAAAGCGGTACTGATCATCGCTACTCTTACTTAATTCAAACCAACCAGCCATATGAACTCCTTGATTAAAAGTTTTATATCAAACAGTTATTGACGACAGTATTGTCAGAAACAGTATGAGCGATATTTGGAGAGTTGCTAGTTACCAGGGCTCACGGAGCCCTGAAGGGCAGGAGAGTTTAAGCAATTCGGCAGGCGTCGGCTTCCCAGCGATACCCCACGCCATAGACCGCGCGGATAAACGACTGCTCGGCATCCAGCGACTCCAGCTTGCGTCGCAGGTTCTTAATATGGCTGTCGATGGTGCGGTCGGTAACGACGCGGTAATCGTCATAGAGATGATTGAGCAACTGTTCACGGGAGAACACTTTTCCCGGCTCATGTGACAACGTTTTAAGTAAGCGGAATTCGGCGGGCGTTAAATCGAGCATCTTCCCACGCCAGGAGGCCTGAAAACGGCCTTCATCGACGATAAGCGGGCTTTCTGCATCCATTTGTTG